CGTGGAAAAAAATATTGAGGAAGTTAGATCTTTTATTAAGAAAACTTCTTCCCGTAGTTTGGAGGAAGCAAAAATAATTGCTTTCCAACATTTCTTGAGTAAAATCAAATAAATAATAAATAATATAGAACTTATCCAGTTAGGAGAAAACAGATGTCAATTGAACAAAAAATCGCTCAAATTCTTGCCGAGTCAAAAGCTGCACAGAATCAAGAAAACGAGATCGTAGAAGAAGTTGTCGAAGAAGAAGCTGTCGCACCTGCGCCAGTAGTAGCTAATCCAGACAACGCAAAGAACAACGTGCAAGACGAGAAGGAAGCCGAAGGCGGTACTTCTAAAAAGCCGAATGTTGCCACCAAAGGTGCTGCTGCTCCAGAAGCAAGTAACATCGCAGGCATGAAAGAAGATATGGACGCACTTATGAATGGTGAAGAACTCTCTGAAGAGTTCCGTGCTAAGGCAACTACCATTTATGAAGCTGCTGTCATGACACGTGTTAACAATGAAGTTGCACGTATCGAAGAAGAATTTAACACTAAGTTGCTAGAAGCAACAGAGCAAGTTAAAGAGGGTCTAGTTGAACAAGTTGATGGATACCTCGACTACGTAGTCGAGCAGTGGATTGCACAGAATGAAATTGCCCTTGAGCATGGTATGAAGTCTGAGATTCTCGAAGGTTTTGTATCTGGTCTAAAAGGATTATTCGAAGAACATTATATCGACATTCCAGAAGAGAAGTTTGATGTATTGGGTTCTTTAGAAGAACAAGTCGAACAACTCGAAGCTAAGCTAAACGAACAACTTGCTGCTAATGTTGAACTAAACAAAACTGTTGGTTCAATGAAGCGTTCTGAAATCGTTACCGAAGCTGCTGAAGGTCTAACTGATACTGAAGTAGAGAAGTTTACTGGTCTTGCTGAAGAATTATCTTACGAAGATGAACAATCTTTCAAGACAAAAGTACAAACTATCCGTGAAAATTACTTCACTACTAAAGCACAAGCAGATGTTAAGTCTGTGGTTACAGATACTCCAGTTGATACATTGGTTGAAGAGAAGAAACTCAATCCAGCCATGAATGCATATGTTAGTATGCTGAATCGTAAATAATTTAATCCATTTTAAAAGGAAAACAAAATGACAGTACGTCAAGATTTAGTTAAAAAGTGGGCACCGATCCTCGAACACGAAGGTTCCGCTCCAATCAAAGATCAGTATCGTAAAGAAGTTACTGCTGTTCTATTAGAAAACCAAGAACGTGAAATCCGTCGTGGCCACGAAGCCATGGGCGAATTGAACGAAGCTGCACCAGCTAACGCTGTTGGTTCTTACGGTGACACTGGCGGTTTCGCTAAGTTTGATCCAGTATTGATCAGCTTGGTTCGTCGTGCAATGCCACAACTTATTGCTTATGATGTTGCTGGTGTTCAGCCAATGACACAGCCAACTGGCTTGATCTTCGCAATGAAGTCACGTTACACGTCACAAGGCGGTACAGAAGCATTGTTCAACGAAGCTGATACAGACTTCGCTGGTACAGGCACTCACGCTGGCGCAAACCCAGTTTCTGGTTCTTATACTACTGGTACTGGCTTGGCTACTACTGATGCAGAACGTCTTGGCCAAGGTGGTCAGGGTGATGGTTCTTTCGGTCAAATGGCTTTCTCTATCGAAAAGCGTTCAGTTACTGCAAAGACTCGTGCTTTGAAGGCTGAATACTCTATCGAACTTGCACAAGACATGAAGTCTGTGCATGGTTTGGATGCTGAAGGCGAACTAAGCAACATTCTCTCTACTGAGATTCTTGCTGAAATCAATCGTGAAGTTATCCGTACAATCTACAAATCAGCTAAAGTTGGTGCCCAAGTTGGTACTACTACTGCTGGTACTTTCGACTTGGACGTTGACTCCAATGGTCGTTGGTCTGTTGAAAAATTCAAAGGTCTAATGTTCCAAGTTGAACGTGAAGCCAATGCTATCGCTCAGCAAACTCGTCGTGGTCGTGGTAACTTCATCATCTGTTCTTCAGATGTTGCAAGTGCTTTGGCAATGGCTGGTGTTCTTGACTACGCTCCTGCGTTGGCAAACAACCTGAATGTTGATGAGTCTAGCACTACTTTTGCTGGTGTATTGAATGGTAAGTACAAAGTTTATGTTGATCCATATTCTGCTAACCAATCTGCTACTCAGTTCATGACTATCGGTTACAAAGGTACTTCTGCCTTTGACGCTGGTTTGTTCTACTGCCCATACGTGCCTCTACAAATGGTTCGTGCTGTTGATCCTAACAGCTTCCAACCAAAAATTGGCTTCAAGACACGTTACGGTTTAGTTGCTAACCCATTCGTTTCACTAGATAATTCTAGTGCTGATGGTGATATCGACAGTGGCGTAAACTACTACTACCGCAAGGTTGCCGTTACTAACTTGATGTAATCAAGTGTCGGCTGATTTAAGCCGACGATAAGATCGGTATTTTAGAGGGAGGTCTTTCGAGATCTCCCTTTTTTCATAAGGATAAATAGATACATGGCTACTACACTTACATGTCCGATTCCAAGTAACATTAACCCTTTGTCTCCAAATGGGTTCTTGTTTACAATCCAGCAACTACCTGAGATGAACTTCTTTTGTCAGCAAGTTAATCTTCCAGGGATTACATTAGGCTCACCTGAATTTAGTACTCCATTTTCAGTGCAGCCAATTCCAGGTGAAACTCTTAGCTATGATCAGTTAACTATTCAATTCCTTGTTGACCAAAACATGGATAACTATCGTGCAATCTATAATTGGATTATTGCGTTAGGCTTTCCATTAGGATATGAACAGTATACAAGTTTCTTTAATTCGCAAGAATCAATTGTAATTTCTGACTTAGCAAAAAACTATTCAGAAGGATCATTAATTATTCTTGGTGCAAACAACACTCCAGTTAGAACGATTACGTTCACTGATATGTTTCCAATTGCATTAGATTCGTTGACATTTGCATCAACAAACAACGATGTTCAATACCTAGTTGGTAATGCAACTTTCCGCTACGGATATTATAGATTTATATCGTAAGTCAAATTTGATTTTTTTGCGAAAGTGTAGTATAATTTCTACACATCATTGAGGATTATTATGAACTTAGAAGACTTGCAAACAATGTGGGATATAGACTGTGGGATAGATGATAACTATCTCGGAGAGCATGCCACCAAAACTCCCAAACTCCACGCAAAGTATGTACGTCATTTAGTACAGGCTAAACTCAAACTGACTAAAGTGCAGTCAGATTATAACCTATTGCGTAAAGCAAAGTTTCGTTACTATCGTGGTGAGATGTCACGTGATGAATTAACAGACTTGGGTTGGAGTCAATGGCAAGGTGTCAAGCCACTTAAGAATGAGATGGATGAATTTCTTACTGGTGACGATGATCTAAATACATTGAGGGTCAAAGTTGATTACCTTGAGACCATGATTTATTTCCTTGAGTCTGTTCTATCGCAAATCAAAGCCAGAGACTGGCAATTGAAGACTGCTGTAGAATGGAAGAAATTTTTAGCAGGAATGTAGTGAGCACAGTTACAATAGAAAAACTAGATGAAGTCTATGTTAGAGTTTTCTCTGATCCGTCGATAGAACAAGAACTAGCAGAGTTCTTCACCTATGAATATCCAGGCGCAAGATTTACTCCCCAATACCGAGCAAGGTTATGGGACGGTAAAGTGCGCCTGTATGACCAAGTAAGGAAGACTCTTTACGTTGGTCTTGTTGAGTACGTTGAACAGTTTTGTGAACGCAACGATTATTTACTTACATGGAAAACTGACTTTAATAATTCAAATGGCATTACTCATGAAGACGTTGAGAAATTTGCCAAATGGTTAGAACCACATGGACGTGGTAAACCTATTGAAATCCGTGACTATCAAGTCGAAGCAGTAAAGACTGCTCTTGATAAAGAACGCACCCTTCTACTATCTCCCACTGCATCAGGCAAGTCGTTTATTATCTACACGACACTTCGCTGGCACTTAGAACACAAACGCAAAGCAATCATTATTGTACCAACTACATCTTTAGTTGAACAGTTGTATACTGACTTTGAAGATTACTCTAGTGTAAATGGCTGGAACGTGGACAAACACTGTCAGAAGTTGTACAGTGGCTTTACCAAAGACATTACAAAGAACGTATTGATTACAACATGGCAATCAGTATACCTGCAACCTAAATCTTGGTTTGCTCAGTTCGATGTAATCTTTGGAGATGAAGCGCATCAGTTCAAAGCAAAGTCCCTGACTACTGTTATGGAAAAGATGGACAAGATTCGCTATCGTATTGGTACTACTGGAACGCTAGATAATAAGAAGGTTCATCGTTTGGTTCTTGAGGGTATTTTTGGACCAATGCATCGTGTTACAACTACAAAGCAGTTGATGGAAACCCAAAAGCTGGCGCAGTTAAACATTACTTGCATTGTGTTAAAGTATGAAGAAGAACTACGCAAAGCAAGAAAGAACAATACGTACCAAGATGAGATGGACTTTATAGTTGGGCACTATCCACGTAATAAGTTTATTCGCAATCTTGCAGTAAAGAGTTCAGGTAACACTTTGGTTCTTTTCCAGTATGTTGAAAAACATGGGAAGATTTTACATGGTATGATTAAAGACAAAGTGCATGAAGATAGAAAAATCTTCTTTGTGTATGGTGGTACAGAAACAACTGACCGAGAAGCTATCCGTCATATTACAGAGGGTGAAGAAGATGCTATCATTATTGCTAGCTTTGGAACATTCTCAACAGGAATTAACATACCTTCTATCGAAAACATTATTTTTGCATCACCATCAAAGTCAAAAATTAGAAACCTACAAAGTATTGGTAGGGGATTGAGATTGAAAGATGGTAAAACAAATTGCAATCTTTATGATCTTGCTGACGATCTTCATTGGAAGTCTTGGAAGAATCACACACTCAATCATGCAGCAGAACGATATAAAACGTATGCTGAAGAACAGTTTGATTTAAAACTAGTGGAAGTAAATATATGATTGATTACGTTTTTATTAAACTTACAACTGGTGAGCAGTTGATGGCAATGTTAGAGGCAGAAGACACATCGCATGTTGCAATTTCTCACCCAATGGTAATACGTCTTACGCCTGTAGACGTTGGTGATGGAAGAATGCATGAGAACGTAACTGCCACCCCATTTTGTAAATTCTCAGAAGGGGATGATTTCATTCTTCCTAAAACTAGCATCATGTTTATTAAACAGTTGAGTAGCACTATCGTCAATCATTACAAAACAGTCGTTGAGCAATATGAACATGCTACGCTTCGCACTGATCGTGCAAAAGAGAAAAAAAAAGTCTCTTGGGCTGGCGAGGAAGAGGAAATGTCTGTTGAAGAAATACAAAAGCGTATCGAAATGCTTGAATCAATCTACGCTGGAGACAGGACAGAAGAAGCAGAGGAAGAATACGAAAAGAACTTCATCGAAGGAAACGATACACTACATTAAGTAGTCATCATCAACCCTAACACAGTTAGTATACACCTTCGTCAAATAAAAGACAAATCTATTTTATTCTGCAAATTGCATGTAAGATAAATTTGTCTTTTATCACATTATGGTGTATACTTGTCCCATAGCCTCGAAAAACAAGAGGAAAGATATTAATGGCACACTATGTAAACAACGCTGACTTTTTAGCAGCAATCAAAGAATACAAAAAACAAGTTCTTGATGCTGAAGCAGCAGGGTTGGAAAAACCGCAGGTAAGTAACTACATTGGAGAATGCATTTTAAAAATTGCTAATCACCTTTCGTACAAACCCAACTTCATCAACTACTCATACAAGGACGATATGATCCTTGATGGTATTGAGAACTGCATTCAGTACATTGATAACTTTGATCCTGATAAGTCTAGCAATCCATTTGCTTACTTTACACAGATTATTTTTTATGCCTTCCTACGACGTATTGCCAAAGAAAAGAAACAATCCTACATTAAGAACAGACTTATCAAGGAAATGCCTTTTGAAGCATTTGAACTGCAAGAACAAGACGAAGATGGAACATTCCACAACGCATACTTAGATTATATGCAGTTTAACCAAAGTGATCTCGATGATTACATGGATAAGAAAACAGCTGCAAAAAAGAAAAAGAACACTAGTTCTCTTGATGAATTTATAGGTGACCCAGATGAGCCAATCAGTCCGACAACTACTCCGTGAACTATCAGAAGGTGGATCTGTTACTGATGCCGCAATTCGGTATCGCCCTTCTAGTCGTGCAAGACGTAAACAATTAGGACGTACTAAAAAACTTCTAAGAAAGCATCGTTGGGATGCTTCAGACAATCAATTTTTCCTGAACAAAATTATGAAAGACAATGAGATGAGCGAAAAGATTTTCCTTGGTGTATCTGATTTCGATGATTTAATTACATCTGAAGTTTTACAGCGTCGCATTGATGCTGGTGTAACAACACTCCAACGTGAAACAACTGTGCTTGCCAATCGCAGCACATGGAAAGAGTGGGCAGAAAAGCACTTCAAAGGAATGATGTTCGTGCAATCATCTTCTTCTGATGGTTTCTTAATTGAAGAAGATACAAACAACTTCGTTAAGTATGATGTAAATAGCAA